TTATTGTTTATAAAGTTCTATTATATTTTATAGGAATAATATAAGAAGAACAATATGACATCAATTCCAGATTTAGCAGAAATTAGTGCCCCTCGCTCTCAAAGTATATTAAAAGTAGAATTAAAAGCTGAACAAAACTTTGGTGAAACTGGAGTTAAAAAAGTTGTTGTCCCTTTTAAACGAGAAGAAGATATGATTTTAATGTGTTTAAGCATATTTTTACACGATTTTGTTCACGATTATAATTTGAGTAGCATGCACAAAAGAGTTATTAAAGGCGAATCATACGAATTGCTTCAAAAACTTAATATTGGGATAAGAAACCCAACGTTTAAAATATTCGCTTATGAAACTGGAAGTTTTGGCGACGTTTCGCTTTACGATGATTCAAAATTTGAAGACGTAGAACAAGACCCTGGAAGTAAACCAGTTTCATATTTAGAATACTTTCACGAGAATGGAATGGAAATGTCAATTCCTCCACGTGGTGGTAGAAAAGTTATAGACAAACCTTTTCAAGTTAAAGTGATAGGAGAATCTGAAGAACAAGATGACGCATTGGAAGACATTAACTCTCCTGCAGAATTTAAACTAAAAGAGGAAATTAAACGTGGGTTACAAGAAGAAGAACCAGAATCAGAAATGGAAAGTGACAAAGAAACACAATCTCTTACTTCTGAAGTAGAAACTAGTATAGTTGATATTCTGTCTTATCCATTAAACTCAACATTTGTGTCTAGTGAAACATACAAACCTTTAATTGAAGCTTTCTCCAATAACGCAGACTTTTTAGGGTTTCATTCTGGATTAAACACATTTGTTGTAACGTATCTAGGAAGTAATGCTGGGTCAGAATCTCCTGAATTTTTAGAAAAATTTAAACCTGATATTGATTCTAAAAGTAATGAGATGAAAAACCTTGCTATGTATAATTCTATTTTATGTTCTATGGATTGTGTTTCTGCTGATTTTAAAAAGGCTTCTTTAACTCCAAACAACAATTCACTAGAATATTCCGTTTTCTGTGATATCTTTAGTATTTTAAGACTTGCATATGTAACTATTTTTAATAAAACAAACGGTGAGCTTAAATTGGATTCATTGGAAATAATGAATTCCAATGCAGTTCTTCAACAATTTATTATTTTTTATATGTTATTCTTAAATTGTGAACACTCAGAAGAATTTAACGCTATATTACAAAAACAGTCTGGAGGTCAAGGAGGAGAAGAAGGTGAAGAAGAAGAGGAAGAAGTTCCCTTACAAAAATACACTGTTTTAGGAAAGCCCAGAAAAGAAGTTGAGATTAGACAGTATCCGGGCGAAGAAGTAACTAGCGCCTATTATGCTAGGCCGGAAAAAAGGATATATCTAGGTTCAGAGTCAATATTCATTACGCATAACAACTTGTTAACAACTCTAGCTCGTGGAATGTTTGTCAAATTGGGATTGTGGGATAAAATATTTTCAGGAATTGCAGGTTATTCTGAAAGCGATGGTAGCATTTATACCTTTGGAATTAAAGAAATTGATATTATCGGATACGACAAACTTATGGAGTTATTCCCAACCAATCCTTGGAAAGGCGGTCAAATTAATAATGAACTTCTAATAATGCAAATTCTTGTATTAAAAAATTTATTAATAGAAATGTCTCCTTCAAAAACAATGACATTTGGAGCAAAAATAGACGATCAATTAAAAAATTATTTAGACGTCTTCTATAACAGTCACTTTGTAAACAAAAATCAAAAAACTGACAAACCTCCGCCAAAAATAAATGAAGATGTTTTTAATAATCCTGACCCTAACGAACCATTTGGGCCAGACACTGAAAGTTTGTTTTCTGGTAATGAGGAACAAGAAAGCGACGTTAATATATCAGAAAGTGATGATGAAGAATTAACTGGTGGAAATGGTAATAGTAATGGTAATGGTGAAATTGAAATGGTTGAGTTGAATAAACCTACAGTTCCAGCACAACCTAAAATTGAAAGTTCTGACGAAGAATTAGAATTAGAAGGACCATTTGCTCCAGAAGAAATTGGAGTTCCAGAACAAATTTTGCAAGAAACCGAACCAGTTTCACCTTTCCCTGATTCTGAAATCATTAACCCTGGTCGCACACCTGGAATGCCAATTGTATTTAAAAATTTGAAAAAAATGTTCCAAAATAGCGTTTACACTATGCAAAATCTACAATCAAGTAGAATTAATCCAATTGATATTCCTTTTGGAACAGACTTTAACAAAGTTTATACATTATATGAATTATTATCTTATAATCAAACATTAATGCATAGAACTGGTTCTCAATTCAATATTCCTGCACCTGCTTTTAAATTTGTAATTAATAATGCAGCAAATATTTCAGCCAATATAAACGGTTCTAAATTTTTATATACAAAAAAAGATAAAGAAGAAATTCAAAGAATAATTGATGAGGTTATTAGTATTACTGATTATTCTAATGCACTCGCAGAAGTTATACAAGAATGCAACAAAATTGTTGAGACATTATCTCCATTTGAAGCCAAAGTAAAACATTTGATGAATTTAAAAAGACAAAATAAAATAACTATACGTGAATACAACGAATTATTAAAACTACAATTTGACATAAAAACAATTAGAAATACTCAGCTTATTCCTTGCGAAAATAAAAAATATTTAATAGAAAAAGTCTCAAAGTTAAACAGTGAACAACTTAAAAAGGGAGACAATTGGTTAAAAGAGTGGATTAAAGACTATAAATGGTGGCTACAGCAATCTCAACCATTATTTGGTTTATATCGCAACTTAGTTAGAGCAACGTTTTGCCCAACTGCATCAATGATGGACGCAATGTTTAACTGTTCTCTCAAATATGGTGCATCAGAAACAAAAGAAGTTGGAACAATGAACTTTGAATTAAAATATGAGAGTCAAGAACTTGACCCTAAAACACAAAAACCTGTACGAGTAATATCATATGGTGGTGTTGTATTAAATTATAACGAAACTTTCGCAGGAATTGAACAATTAAATGCAAAAATTGATTTTGACTTTACATGCATTGACACAAAACAAGGCGTTCTTGATATTGCTAACATTTCAACAATTGGATTACAAGTAGCTGAATCACACGATTTAAAAGCCAGTGTAGTTTATAAATCAATAGTTGATAAAATAAAACAAATATATTCAGATACATATGGAATTTCACCTGAGGAAGATACTGCAGAAGCTGCTGGAGTTGACTTGACCAATCCTGAAGCTGTAAGCAATTTTTTGAGAGATAAAATAGACAGAATGTGGTCTAATACACAAGTTTATCGCAATGTGGATAATTTTAATAGATTATTAAGTTCTACTGCTATTAAAACTTTTGGTGATTACTTACAAGAATGTTTGGCATGCATAAAATGGGGTGGTTATGTAAACTCGGTTGATGAATTTCCCGATTCCTTGAAGAACTTTATTAGGGAGAAAAACATTACACCAATTTATAGAAGTGTAAGCGAACCAAATAAGATAATTCCATATGATAAAAATGGTAATGCTCTTAGATTTGGCATTCAAGGCGACAGACCATCAGGTTTTCGTTCTATTTATATACTCATGAACGGTGATACCGGAATAAATCAACAAGCAATTACTGGATACTTATATACTTCTTCTAATCAGAAACCGTCTAGAAGTATTATTGTTGCAAGAAATTCAGGTGATGATTCAAACAATAATTCCAGAAAAGATGGATTAAGAGGAAAAGTAATATATACTACTCGCGAGCTTCCGATTATACAAGAAGACAGAATACGTTATTTAAGATCATTGCAATACAAGAAAATTACTGAAAAGAAAACATTGAAAGACAAAACAACCGGAGAAGGATTGGTTCCTGAAATTAAAGAACCAACAATCCAAGGAACTTCAACTGACACTGAATATAAAATCATAAAACCTCCTTCAGATATTTCATCTATGGGAGAACCATATAAAACAAGTAACTACGAATTATGGGATGATTATGAAACCCCAAGGGTTTTAAATGAAACAAAAAATAAAGTTCAAGACTTTATTGACCCACAAGAAGCTGCAAAGGCTGAAGAAAAAGCTATAAGAGCAGAAGAAAAGATTAAAGAAAAAACTAGAATTGCTTCAGAAAAAGCTTTAGAAAAAACTAGACTTATGTCAGACCAACAAGGTATGAAAGGTGAAGATGCAGCTTCAAAGGAGATAAGAAAGGCTACTAATGAAATTAATGAAAAACATCAACTTTTAGCAAAACCTGACAAAACTCCTTTAGAAAAAAGACGTTATACGGCATTGGAAAAAAAATATCCTGGTTTGGGCGGTTCTAAAAGACGCAAAGTTTCAAAGGGGTTAAAAATAACTAAAAGAAACAGAAAAAATATTAAAAAACGTTCATTTAAAAAAAAAATAAATAAGAAACACAAATACTCTAGGAGATGCTTATAAAAAAATAAAATATAAAAATATATAGAATATTTTATTTTTTTTAATTTTTTTTATTTTATTTTTTTTTATTTTTTATTTTTTTTATTTTTTTTTAAATTTTTATTTTTTTATTTTTTTTTATTTTTTATTTTTTTATTTTTTTTTTAAATTTTTTGTTTTTAAATGTTTGCGTTCTTGAAAAGCAACCATGCGAGGGAAGTCTTGGCGTCAGAAATTCGCGGTAGCTCTTGCTCAAAGGTCTCGGCAGAATAGAACTTGAGACGAATCTTCTCATTGGAATCTTGCTCCCCAAACTGAGCCATCTTCATCTCTGCAATCTTTTCGGAATCCAGTTGAGTGCGCCAAACAGCCAGATGCACCTTCTCGTCGCTTCCACCTCCTGACAAGGTATATTCTCCAAGATGAGTGTACAACGGACTGTTGTCGTCCAATTCCAGACCTGTCTCCTGCCTTATCTCCTCCTTGAGAACGTTGTTGATAACAGTCTTTCCGCTTCGCGCGTCAAACATACCCGCAACAATTTCCTCCTTGTATCCACCAGTTGGGACCCTCGGTTGTTCCGTAAGCATAACATAATCCTTACCAAACTCGTCTGTAATAACTATTAGCACAGCTCCGCAGTCTCCGCGTAAGAATACAATTCCGTCAAGAGGTTCGCCTAACTTGGTGTAAACGTCGCACTTAAACTTGAGGAACCCTAGTTTCTCAGGGTTTGAGCTAGAGCCGAACCAATCAACATCTGTCAAATTAATAGATCGCAAGTCAAATTTGTCCAGCGGAAATGCATTTAGCCAATTCAGAAACTTTGGTGCAGTGCAAATCGCGTCAAAAGATGGACGAACACTGGGTCTGTCTGTAGTTATTCGCACACCGCGATATGAAAACTCGCATTTCTTTAAATATGCATCATAAAATTTTACAACACGAAGTTTTATATATTTTGCAAAATCACACAGCAATCGCCAAACTAAACATCCAAGACAGATTGCGTATGTCTTAACTGCTGAAGCAAACTGCTTAATGCTCTCATTGATTTCAATTGCGTTCATGGTTGTTTTGGTGCGATAAGTTTTTGAAAGAAAAATATTTCAATTTTTTTTTTGATACAACAAAAATAAAATAAATATTATAAACTTTTTTAAAATTAATTATTAAAATTTTTTCCAAATAAATTTGGACTATACATCCAAACTAGTAATAATATAAAAGCTCCTAGAAATCCAAGCAACACAAGAATAAGAAATCCCACGTACATATAATCAAGTATCTTTTCGCATTTTTTCTTTAAACTTGGTTCTGGTTGTTCCGCTTCTTCTCTTTTTGGGTCTACAACCTCTTCCGCTCTCACTTCTAGTCTAATTTCTTCTAGAACCTCATTTGCTACTGGGACTAGTGTTTGAACAATTTCCACATGCAATGGGTTATCCGTATAAATCATTTGATTTTCTTATAAATAATTATCAATTAGTATTTATGATCAATTTTATATTTATTATCCAAAAGGATAACCCGAAAGAAAAAATAAAAACCCAAAACAACATATAATAGATAATAAACATGCAGAACAGTTAAGAAATACCTTATAAATACACTCATTGCAAGTAATTTCAACACTAATAGTATTATTATTATTGTTATTATTGTTTTCATTTTCAATAACAAATTCCTGCATAGGTTGCCCCATTACCTCTAGACAAAGTAATTTTGCAATAGGAATAATATCTTCATGTAATGGGTTTTCAACATCCATAATGGTTGATTTGTTTCTTTATAAATAATGTTGCGAATTAGTTTTATATTATATTTTTTAGAGTTGTTTTGGTGCCGCCCAAGCAAATCGGAACAACGCAAATATTTTTACAATGCAAATTATTTGCTTTGAAAAATTTGCTTTGCATATAAAACAGTTTAAAGCGAAAGTAAGAAACTATAACATAAAGAATGGAAGACACCTTCATGCATAAAAAAATTCAAAGGTTTTATAGTAAACACCTACCAGTATTTAGAGCTGCTCTAGAAGTCATTATTAATAAAATGCTTAAACATTGCACTTATACAAATGGTGAAAGTCTGGAAAGACATAACTGGGGAAACGAATTAATAAAGTTAAAAGACATCCCATCTGATATTAATTCTTCCTCTTTTGAGGAAAACTTATTGAAAGCGCTTGATTTGGATGAGAATCAAAAAGCTATTATAGAACTATTATGGGGAGACGTTCAATTGGGGAAAAGAGTTCATGCGCTTATAATGATGTGGTTTTCAGTTTATATATTTGAAACACCAGTTTTATATGTTTTTAGATGTTTAAATATAGATAAACAACAGTTGCAAGATGACATATCTGCCAGAGAAGGAGAGTATGACTTTCAAATACAATTTATTAAAAATTTATTTAATGATTTTAATTCTCAATTACAAGAAAACTTCAACGACCCAGAAACAAAGGACGATTATTGGAAAGAATTTGCACTTCCTGAATTAAAAGATACTAAAAATAAGGGAGTAGTTGATAAAATTGGCAACAAAGACTATTTAAATTCAAACGATATATTTTGTTGTTTAATGCATTACGACCAATTAGAAAAAATTAATGAACAATTTAACAAATATATTTACAAATACAAGGAATTGGTTTCAATAAGAATGTTTGTTGATGAGGGTGATTTAATTTCTCCAACAGCATCTTTAGATAGAACTAACAAAAATGATTTAAAAAATTCAACCGCGTGTGAAAGACTTATCGCAAAAATGTTTAAAAAAGTTAAATATGCGTTGCATATAACAGGAACTGCACATTCTTTGCTTTATAACACAACTACCGCATTAAGTGATGACGTTAGTATACAAACTAAAATATCACAGGTTCATAAGATGATAAGAAGTGAGGAGTATTATGGATTATTTAATGATAAAATAGTTTTTAATAGGTCTATTAAATCTTGGTGGGAAGATGACGGAAAAAAATACGATATAATTGAAGATTATAATATAAATATCAAAGGAATTATAGGTAAAATTGTTAAAAGAACGACTTATAAATATAACTCATTATTGATAACAGAAGAAGTAAAGCGCGATGGACAGTTTTCTTTAGTTTACAAAATTTTACAAGACTTTCCAGATACATTTATTATTATATTTCATGGAGGTTGTTTGAGATTATATCTATCAAAGGATTATGAACAAGAAATTAAAATTTGCACTCAACGGGACGCGAGTCAATATTCTAGTGAACGTTTGTGGCAAACTGGCGGAATTTATGGTTCTTCCATAGATACTGAAAAGTCTATGGAACTACCAAACAAATATTGTTATTTTGAAATTGACTCAAAAAAATTTAATATTAAAATGGTATACAAAGTTTTGGCAATTCTTTTTATAGAAAGCAATATTGCTATCAAAAATAAAACTGTTGTAACAATAACCGGAAAATATGGAATGAGAGGTTACTCTTTTACAAGCGATAATTATGAAAAATATTCAATGCATTTAACGGACCAGTATCATGCAGCCCATGCGAAATCCTTTAGTTGTACGCTTTTTTCTCAAATTATTAGAATGCAGCTTAAATCAAACGATACTGCAATAAAAAATGGTAATATGAAACTTACTTTATGGACAACTAACTACGCAGAAGACGTAATCAAAAATTTTTTTGTTCCGTTCATTAAAGAACTTGAGAAGCATATTATGGCTTGCAAAAATAATAAAGAGATAAAAGATTTGGTTGAAAGCATTATACTGAAAGGTGAAAGGAAAAAAACACAAAAATACATGAATTGCATTGATGTTAAAAAGAAACGACAAAATTTAAAAATACACAAACACTATGAAGAAAAAAATAATGGATACAGATTAATTACACTTGACGATATGGACGATGCAGACATTTCTGAATGGTGCAAACAAGAAGAACTTTATGGATACGACGATTCAACTTGCGTAAATTCATTAAAGCCCATTACGGATGACGAATACAAAAAATTAAGTAACGAGTGTATAAAAAAATGGTGGGCAGATTTAACTCTAGAACTTTATGATTTACCTGTTATTGAACAACCAGGAACACATATATACAGAATAAATGATTCAACACAGGAATCCTACAAAAAAAGACTTATGAGAAATATAGAAAATATGAAAATTAAATCATACAATTCTTTAGCGAAGCAAAATATATGCGTAGAAACAGATACTATTGTTTTGATTATTGATGATATTAATAAAAAGAAATATAAAGCAGTATTCACGAAAGACAACTTTGTTTTCAAGAATATGGTTACAACATCAGATGTCTGCAAATTACCAAAAGACTATATTCTATACAAAGACGCCGATGGAAATCAATGGAAATCTTCTTTAAAAGAACAATTTAAAGAAGAAGGGTTGCCAAATAAATATTATTGGAAAACTCCCGATGGTTGGTTATTCTATAACGACGGGACTAGAAATGAAATATTCACATTAACTGTTAAAACCCCAAAACAATCAAATTCAAATATGAGCTCTGTAAATGTTATTGTTCCTCTTATTAACTCTGGAGTAAAGCTATTTGTTGAAGCCTGTTTTAAACCTCCTACTAGACCAAATTTACGTTTTTGTCTCAAGGATATTTATAAAATATATGAAGAGTGGTGCAAAAATACAGGGAATAATCAATTAAAAACTCGGAAAAGGTTCAAGGAAGAACTTGAAAAATTAAACTATCTTGAAGGCCCAAGTCAAGGAGTTGATATTAATGGAAACCCCGGAAAACGCGGATATAATGTTATGGTGTCATTATAATGTTGTTATCAACTTAAATATAAATTATTAAATTAATAATATGCACGACATATTCTACTATATTATTAATTCTTTTATTTTTAATGAAAGTATCGCTTTGGAAGATATTTATAATTATATTAACCTTTTTTACGATGAACCTCTAGAAATTTCTTCAGTTAAAACTGAAATATTTAAGCTAATAAGAAGAAAACTTATAAGTTTTGAAAACAATAAATACACATTAACTACGGAGGGTAATGTTGTATTGAACGACCAAAAACTTTATCACGTTCGAATTATAATTAAGTTTTATAAAAAATATAGGAAAGATAGAAAAAAATTCGCACTTAAAGAGGTAAGAACTGAACAATCCAGATTAAGAAACAATTTAAAAAATAATAAAGAACACAAATGTGTTATGTGTCGTAAATTTTTGCCATTGTGTTTGCTTGAAACTGCACATTTGAAACCCAGATGTTCTTTAAAATTACCAGAAAAAGAGGATAATAATGTTTGTGAATTTATGTGTAGGTATTGCCACAAGCTATACGATAGTGGCTTTCTAGGAGTTTACAATGGCTTGTTAAAGGTGTCACTAATTTTAAAAGATTATGACTTAACTTACCAAGAAAATGTATTAATAAATTGTTATAATGAGAGAAATAAAAAATATTTTGATTTTCATTATAAATATATATTCAATGGGACAAAGTATTACACCGACCAAAAAGAAAAATGAGGGGCCTCATCAAATTTCAAGCCTGTGCAATAATTTAATTATATATAAAAATAATACAAAGGCAATTATTTAATTATTTTAATATTTAAAATGAAATATATCTTTTTAATTTTATATTGTATTTTCTATGTTACATATTGTCTTCATTTAGATTTTAATCAAAAACAATTAATAAATAAAATTTTACAAAACCCACATACAACTCCATATCAAAAAAAATTTATACATAATACATTATATAAATCTTATGAGAAACTTGCTATAAAAAAAGCACGAGAATTTAAAAAATTACATTATTATAAATGCAAAAATATTTATGAGGATGAACTCATATTATACGCCAAAGTCGGATTATGGAAATCAATTATTAAGTTTAAAGGATATACTCACCTAGAGAGATATTGTGATATTTATATAAAGCATGAATTAAATGAATTTTTAACTGATAAATATTCTTTGAGTATTTTACCAAAATCGTTTCGGTCAAAATCAAAAAAAAACATGACTGATGATGAAAAGAAAAATTATACATTTTTGTTAACTTTAACAACTAACGAAGACTGGCGTTTCCAGCATAAAGAATTAAAAATAGATAATATTTTATTTGATGAATATTTTACAGATAAATGGAATTTTATAAATTCCAGAATGGATATATCAATAAAAATTATCCTGTATTTAAAATATGATTTTTATTTTAACAAAAAGAGATCAAACAAACAAATTTCAAATATAATTAACTTTTCCGAAGAATATGTGAGATTAAAAACCAAATATTTTTTAAAATCAATGAAAGAATATCTAGAAATCTAATTTGTCACATTCAAAGTATTGATTAAAAAATCATAATCTGGTGTCTCATCAAATTTCAAACCTGTGCAATAATTTAAATATGGTATTAATTCAGTAGGAGTTTTTGACCATTCCAAAATATTAGCTTTCTGCATTTTTAAATACTTATTTTCTCTCTGTGATTGCCACGGGATTCCTCCATTTATCAAATGCAAAATTACGTATGCCACAGAAATCAAATCGTCTCGTCTGCTTGGTTCTATTCCATTATGAACATTTATACTAACAAAATTTGGAGTTCCAACTAAATCTCTCTGAGTTCTCATTTTTATATGTCTATCTTCATTATCTATATACCTCTTGCATAATCCAAAATCTATAATATAAATGTCCGTGTTATCATGACTTAATACAAAATTATCTGGTTTTACGTCTCTATGTATAAACCCTTTCTCATGTATAAACCTCAAAATTTTCAACATATTTTGACCTACCTTAAGAGAATCCGTGAGAGAAAAAGTTTTAGAAACCAAAGAATCTCCAAAAAGAGGAAGAACCATATAATTATATTCTTCTGTTGCACCAAACCATTTCACTTGAGGAATTCCTGGAGCTTTTCCTAGGTATTGATATATTTTGGTTTCTCTCTTCAACATCTTTGTATCAGATGAAATGGGTTCCATTTTAATTGCAACTTTCTCTTTTGTTCTTATATTCTCGCCTTTAAATATTGCACCAAATCCTCCATTTCCTAGACGTTCTGTTACTCTATACTTGTTTGCAATTATCATGATTCCTTGAATTTCTGTATTAATTTGTTTTTAATTAAAAATTGAAAGAGTAATTTAAAAATTAACCAAAATAACAAATAAATCTAAACATGGGAGAACGTC